CGTGCATAGAAATCGTGAGCATAGAACCATGCCGCACGGTCGATGATGGCCATGCGGATCGTGGTGTCTGTGTCGAAGGTGTATTTGTGGGTCATTGGTCGGTTTCCTTTGATGAAAAACGACCGGCCCCAATGCCAATTGGTGGCCGGACGTGCCGAGATTGGCATACTGCTCAAAGGAAACAGCGCGTCTTTCGACGCTCTCGACACGCCCAGCCATAAGAAACCGCGCCTAAGCGGTTGCTCGGCGCGGGGTGCGCCTTTGATAAGTGATGCCAATCACTCGTCTGGAATTTGCCAGACGCTTCATGGTATGCACTCTCAAAGGTAAGCCGTCAATAGGAGAGTTAATATGGAAGCGTTTGTAGCGATTGGCCTGATCATTCTCGCACCCGGCTTGATGGGCTGGAAATACGGCCTCGATGGTGGCTCGAACTACGGCTACATCGCCGCCGTTGCCGTGGGCATGACGATCCTGTCTAACGCGGGTGGCGTTGGTCCGCTTGCTGCGTTCGGCCTGTCCTATGCGGTGGCGGTGACGTTCTTTTTCCTGCTCCTGGCGATCCCGTTCACGATCGGCGCGTTCGCTCGGCGCTGGAAACGCCCTGCTGCCAACTAACCTCATAAAAAAAATTCCTCTGGCGAACGGGTGAAATCACCCTGTTCGGGTATGTATCATACCCGGCAATCCCTTCCAAGCGGTAAACTCTCGGTGTGCCATACCGGCGCACTGTCCAGCGCGCTTGACACGTTGAAAAAAATGGGTGGTTTCCATACCGGCACGAATAGGTTAAAAGTGATGCCCGAAATCGGCACTTAGATTTCGGTTTTCGGCCATTACATAAGGTGCAAGGCTATGGGATCAGACGTTTCGACCTATAAAAAGGTGCGGTTTGGGGACGACCTTCTAACCGACCTTCAATACATCGCGGATTGCTTCGGCTGTCCGCTGCAACACCTCATCACCAAGGTTCTGTCGGCCTATCGCGACGGCAAAAGCTACCCGCATCCGCCTGAGTATGAGGAAATGCTGAAAGAGCGCGAGTGGGCTGCCAAGGAAGCCCAGCGCGAGAAGCATCGCCAGGGTCATCGCCAGCAATCGCGCCTGGTGCGGCAGGAGGCCATTGCATCATCTGTGATCTATCGTCGCCCTGTTGGTAGGCCGCGCACCGCGAACAGCGCCCGCGTCAAGCTTCTCCGCGATTTTCTGGCGCTTTTCGGCGATCAGGTGAAGTTTCCGACCACGCCTCAAATCCTCGGCCAGATGACGCACGACTGGAGTATCGAGAAGGAGCCGAACGTCGTCGAAGGCCGCGAGCGCGCGCATCTCAACATCGCCGATGTAGAGCCTGAATGGGTCTCGACCGCCGATTGCTGGCGCGAGCTGGGCAATATGCAACTGCTGCGCGTTGCTCCCGGCGAACCCGATCTGGTGACGCTCTGGTACAGCGATGAAGCGCCCGATGCGAACGTCGAGATTAAGCCCGAGAACGATCCGTGGCCCGGTCTCATTACCCAAACCTATGCTTCACTACGCAAGCCTTAATCGTGAACGGCAACGCAAAAACGTTCTATATCAATGGGTTATAATTCCATTACTGACCTTACTATCTTACTCTATAGTTTGAAGACTTTCATTTCTGGAAATCCAAGGAATATATTTTATATAAATTGGGTTTTAGGGTTAAACAGAATAGGAAGTTTGAAAAAACGCCCCCAGTCTGAAAGCGCGTAAGACACCCGCTTTGCCGAGGTTTCCGATTTTCAGGCCCAGGCGACACGCTCGCTTGGGCTTTTTTCTGGGCTGGTGGGTCTGTGGGTATCTATCGTACCTACCGCCGCCACCTTCCCGGATCGTCACGCGGTATCTTTACTACCCTGCTGCGATCAGGCATAAATCTGCGCCATGCTGGCAGCCTCACATCCGACTGTTTCAGATGACCATGCTGTCCCCATGGCAATCGAAGATTTGCGCGTTGACGATGACGAGGTGGCCAGTGATTTGGCCTCCGACGCCGCAAAACCGCGCTTTTTAACTGAGAAGCAACGGCTCTGGGCACGGCATTTCGTGCTCAACGGTGGCCGCTCGCAAGCCGCAGCTGTCTCGGCTGGCTTCGGATCGCCCAGCAACGCCGCCTATCGGATGCTTGTCAACCCCCAGGTCATGGCCGAAGTGCGCCGACTGGCGACGTTGAACATGGAAGCGGCCCTGCCCCGCACCATCAATCGGCTGCTCGAAATCCTTGAGGACCCGAAAACACCGGCCCAAGCTGCTGTAAACGCTGCGATTGCGATCATGGACCGCGCTGGCCTCAAGCCAAAGTCGTCGCCGCTCGTGGCGATCCAGAATAACACCTACAATCAGGCTTCCGGATCGGCAGTGCAGAAGGCAATTGCAGAGATATGGGCAGCGAGAGATGCCCGTATGTCCGACATTGCAGGTGGAATGTCGGACAAGAAGCCACGCCCAGGAACCAGAGCCCACTACCGCGCCGTCCGTGACGCAGCCCGCGCCGAGCAGGCCCAAGGGGGGGGGTCGGAAATTTTGGAACCGTCGCCCCCGTCATCCATACCCGGTAACCAGAGCGCGCCTGAACACTCCCCCCACATTGACCCGGGCGGCGATGATGAGGACGCGGAAGAATGACCCCTCCCCTCCCCGCCCTCACGAAACTGAGGCAGCTATGCGAGCGCCGCGGCTGGACGGTTGCGCTGTCCGACGGCGTGACGATTGGGGATATGCCGACGCGCGAACTGGCGGTGAGAGGGAAGGATTTTGGCGAGGTCCTGGATTTCCGGTCGCGCAGTGTGCCGGTGGGAGCGGATGACGCGGAGAAGGCTGTCGCTGACAATCGGCTGGCTGCTGTGGCGCTGATCCGGCTGGTGTTTCGGGAATGGGGTGTTGAGTATCCTGAAGGGGTGACGCTGTAGTGGCCGGTCGGGGGGCAGCAGCGTCCGAGAGCCCGACACGGACGGTGGAGTATGTCGCGGAGATCGCGCGGCTCTATCGGGAGGATTACACGGGGTATTGCCAGGATATTCTCGGGTTCACGCCGTATGAGTGGCAGTCGCAGTTGGGGCGGGACCTGCTGACGAAGAAGCGGAACGGGATCGCGTCGGGGCACGGGATCGGGAAACTGCAATCGGTCGATGAGCCGGTGCTGTGTCCGGATGGCTGGCGCAGGATCGGCGACATTCGGGCGGGCGATCTGGTGGCGAGCGTGGATGGGTCGTTCACGCGGGTCACGCGGGTATTTCCGCAGGGCGTCAAGCCGATGTACCGCGTGGTGCTGGACGATGGCACCTGGACGCTGGCGGGTGATGAGCATCTGTGGCTGACGACGACGCGGAGCGAACGGAAGCACGGCCGCGAGGGGAAGGTTCGCACGACGGCTGAGATTGCCGGGACGCTGACGTTTCTGAACGGGCCGCGCGCGGGGTTGAACCATCGACTCCCCCGGCTGGCGGCAGTGCAGCACCCGGCGCGTGAGTTCCCGGTCGATCCGTATGTGCTGGGGGTTTACCTTGGCGACGGGTGTTTCTCGGACAGTTCGATCACGCTGTCGGTGGGCAAGCGCGATGAGCTTGCGCGGCGGGTGGAGTTTCTGAGCGATAGTCCGTCGAACGGGAAGGAGCATGTTCGGATCGTGCGGATTGCCGGGCTGATGCAGCGAGTTGAGGCGCTGGGTCTTGGAGGTTGCCGGTCGTGGGAGAAGTTCATCCCCGACGTGTATATGTTCGGGTCGATCGAGCAGCGTCTGGCGCTGTTGCAGGGGTTGCTGGACACCGACGGCACGGCTGGGAAGCATGGTTCGGTGACGTTTGACACGTCGTCGCCGTTGCTCGCGGCGGGTGTGGCGCAGTTGGTGCGGTCGTTGGGCGGGGTCGCGCGCCGAAGCGGTCGCCAGGGTCGGCTGAACGGCGTGGACAAGCGGTGGTCGTACCGGGTGTATGTGTCGCTGCCCGACGGAATGCCGGCGTTCACGGTGCCGGAGAAGCTGGCGCGGTATGCGCCGCAGCAGGGGCACCGGAACCGTGAACGGACGCTGGAGCGGTTCATCGAGCGCGTCGAGCGGGTCGAGGATTGCGAGGCGGTGTGCATCGAGGTCGAGCATCCCAGCCACCTCTACGTGACGCGCGACCACATCGTGACGCACAACACGCGGTGTGCGGCGTCGTTGATCCACTGGTTCATATCGACGCGGCCGAGGCCGGCGATCGTGGCGACGGCGAACACGGAGGATCAGCTTCAGAAGAAGCTGTGGCGCGAGTTGGCGGTGGTCAACAACGGCGCGAAGAACCGGGACTGGTTCACGTGGAAGACGTCGACGTTCACGATGTTCGAGGACCCGACGGCTCAGGCTGTGGCGCTGGCGTGGTCGGAGAACAATTCGGAAGCGTTTGCGGGCACGCACGAGACGCACGTGCTCGGGGTGTTCGATGAGGCGTCGGCTATTCCGAGGGTGATTTTCAACGTGTTTGCTGGCGCGATGTCGACGGCTGGAGCGCGGTGGGTGGCGTTCGGCAATCCGACGCGCGCCGAGGGGTATTTCTACGATCTGTGCTTCGGGAAGCTGAAGGCGAGGAAGCCCGGCGATCTGGCGGAAGGGCTGTGGAATTCGCGGTCGGTGGCGTCGTGGGAGAGCCCGGCCGTCGATCCGTCCTGGGTCGAGGAAATGCGCGCGCAGTATGGCGACGAGAGCGACGAGTTTCGCGTGCGCGTGGCCGGTTTGCCGCCGCGGTTCGACAGTGAGCAGTTCATCGCGCGGGAGATGGTCGACCGTGCGATGACGCGCGAGGTGGAGTTGTTCAAGCGGTGGCCGTTGGTGCTGGGCGTGGACATCGGGCACTCGCACGATCGGTCGGTGATCGTGCCGCGTCGTGGTCGGAAGGTGCTGGACGCGATCAAGTCGATCAAGGGCGAGCGGACGATCGATTTCGCGCGGCGTCTGGCCGAGGAAGCGCAGTATTACCGGGAATACGAGGGCCTGACGGCTCAGATGGTGATCGAGAACGTCGGCATCGGTGTCGGCGTGGTCGAGACGCTGGAGGATCTTGGGTTCGCCGATCAGGTGTGGGGCATCAATCCGGGAACGACGGATGATGTCGACACGGAGCTCTATGCGAACCTGCGGTGCAAGATGTGGGCCGAGGGGAAGGAGTGGCTGGAGGGCGAGGTCGACCTGCCGAACCACCCGGAACTGTACGACGACCTGGTGACGCTGAAGCGGAAGCCATCGGGCTCGCGCAATAATCTGCGGCTGGAGACGAAACATGAATTCCGGGCGCGCACGAAGCGGTCGCCTGACTTTGGCGATGCGTGGGCGCTGACGTTTGCGCTGCCGTTCGAGCTGCTGCCGGATCGCCGCGCGGACCGTTGGCGCGATGATTACGACGATCGGGGGGGTGCTGTGGAAGGCACCTGGATGGGGGCGATGTGATGGATATGGAGACGATCGAGCAGCCGGAGGCTGAGGACGCGAAGGACGGCTCGGAAGCGGTGTCGCCGTATGACCTGGGCGATGTCGAATTGGTGCGCGTGCTGCGGAAGTGGTTCAAGGAAGGGATGGACGCGAAGCGGGACGCCCTGCCGAAGCGGAAGCGGTGTCACGAGGTCTATGCGAACAAGCAGTGGGACGATGCGGACATCGAGAAGGCGAAGCAGCTCAAGCGGCCGACCCTGACACTGAACATGGTGCTGGCGATCATCTCGGCGATCGAGGGCTATGAGCGCGAGAACCGGGCGGAGATTAAATTCTACGGCAACGAGGAAACCGACGACAAGGTGGCGCACGGCCTCAACCGGCTGCTGAAGTGGGTGATGAAGCAGTGCGGCGGCGAGTTCGAGCTATCGGACCAGTTTCGCAACACGATGATCGCTGGGCAGGACTGGATCGGCGTCACGGTCGATTACCTGGAGGACCCGGAAGGTCGCATCTGTCTTGAGCAGGTCGACGACGAGGAAATGGTCGAGGACCCGCTGGGGAAGTCGCCCGTCGGCAGCGACGATCGGTACATCCACCGGCACCGGATGATGCCGGAGGACGAAATCAACGCGAAGTGGCCGGGCGCGCTGGCGAAGTTGCATCAGTCGTGCAGCGAGAGCGGCGACGGCGACCCAGAGAGCGACGGCAAGGGTTTCCGCGATGTGTATTCGGAGCCGGGCAACGCGACATCGACGAAGCTGTACGACGCGAAGGGCAAGCAGTGGCTCGTTGTGGAAACGCACTGGTATCAGATCGAGCCCGGCTATCACTGCCTGAACGAAGCGACGGGGCAGTTGGAGGAATGCAGCCAGGCTGAGCTCGATGTGAAGCTGGCGCAGCGGAAGGCGGAGCAGGAACAGGCGATGCAGGCGATGATCGCGGCCGTGTCGATGCCGCCCGCGCCTGCCCTGCCCGGCCTGCCGGCACCGGCGCCGGAGATGCCGCGCGTGCCGGGTCCGCTGGAGTATCGCGAGCGCCCGATCAAGCGGCTGTACCGGGCATTCCACTGCTACGACGTGCTGCTGGAGAAGGCGCCGTATGAGATGCGGTCGCTGAAGCGGTTCCCGTATGTGCCGCAGCGCGCGTTCCGGGACAAGGCGCGGAAAACGTGGTTCGCGTTCGTCGAGCTCATCATGGACGTGCAGTTGCAGCACAATATCGAGCAGTCGATCATCGTGCAGTTGCAGCAGTTGATGCCCAAGGCGTCGTGGATGGGGCCCAAGGGTGCGTTCCACAACAAGCAGGATTGGGAAAAGGGGCTCGCGCGGCCTGGCGCGATGCTGGAATACAACGCTTCGCGCGGCAAGCCTGAACCGATCCCGCAGCCGACGGTCCCTCGGCACATGATCGACATGATGGTGACGCGCACCCAGGCGATGCGCGACATCTCGGGCGTGAATTTCGAGATGTCGGGGCGCGGCGCAGACACCGGCGTCGTGATCGAGAAGCGGAAGGCGTCGGCGAAAACGTCGCTCGCCCCGGTGTTCGACAATTACCGGCGCACGAAGATCGAGCTGGGGAAGGTGCTGCTGGCGTTCATCCAGCACTACATCAAGCCCGGCCGCATCATCCGTGTGGTCGGCCCTGACGGCAATTCCGAGCAGGTCATCATGTCGCGCGAGATGCAGGTCGGCCGGTTCGACATCACGGTCGACGAGGGCGAGGACAGCATCAACGACCAGTTCGACGCGCTGTACGTGCTCCAGACGACGCTGCCGCAGATGATGAAGGCGGGCATTCCGATCACGCCGGAGTTCATCGACCTGCTGCCGATCCCGCCGCACATCCGGCAGACGTGGAAGCGTCAGATTGCGTGGGAGATGACGCTGGCTGGCCGTGTGCCGCCTCCGGGATGGGAGCCCGGAATGCCGATCCCGCAGGCAGGCGGGATGATGCCCGGCCTGCCGATGCCAGGTTCAACACCCGAAGATGGAGTAACCAATGCCCCCGTTTGATGACGATCTGACCGATGAGGAAAGGGCGGAACTTGAAGCGTTCGAGAACACCACCCCGCCTGCCGACATCGACGACGCCGATCCCAATCCTGCACCGGCACCGGCTCAAGAACCGCCAGCGCAGCAACAGGCGCCCGCCGATGACGGCAACGAACCCGACGACATAGAGGCGTTCAAGGCGAAGTACGCCGGGAAAACGCCGGAAGAACTGATCCAGATTGCCTATGCGCAGTCGAAGCGGGCGAACAAGGTCGGGTTCGAGGCGCGCCAGACCGGCGAGACACTGAAGCAGTTTCAGGAGCGCGCGCGCGCGGTGCTGGAGCAGAAGAAGCAGCAGGCGGCCGGCACGCTGGAAGGGCTCGAAGCGCGCCGTGCCGCGCTGAAGCAGAAGATCCAGGACGATCCCGATGCGGCGACGGCTGAAATCATGGAGATGCTGCTGGATCGCGACAAGCAGGCGGTCCAGAGCGAGGTCGAGGCCGCCGAGGTCGAGGCTCAGGTGCAGGAGGCGCTGGCGTTCGCGGGGCAGTATATCCCGGAATTCCACACCCGCGCGCCTCAGATGTTCAGCACGGCGGTCGAGCTCGGCTTCCAGCCCGAGGAAGTGCACGCGATCCGCGACGGGCGGCAACTGGTGGTGCTGCACCTCGCGACGGCGGCGGCGAACGCGATGAAGGCGGGCCTGATGGACCGTTTCGGGAATTTCACCGCACCGCAGCCCGGCACGAACCAGCCGACCGATCCGCGGTTGCAGGCCGACAATCCGCCGAACGGTTTCGGTCGGAAGCCCGCGCCTGCCGGTGGCGCCCGATCGCAGCAGGACCAGTTGAACGACCTGCTGAATATGTCGGACGCCGACCTGGCGAAGCTCGGCGACGAGGAACTGATGCGGATTACGGGGATGATTTGATTTTACACCCGAGAGAGAAAGGAAACACCCGATGAGAACGATCGACGGCCACAAGGTCAACCCTGCGAACGACACCCTCGAAATCACTGTTGAAGATGAGCCCGGCGCTGGTGGAGCTCAGCACCTCTACATGGTGAGGGGCTTCAATACCGGCACAAATCCGTCCTGCCCCTTTACGGCCCGCCATGGCCAGCCAGCAGAACACGCCACTATCCTTTTCCAGAACGGCCCTATCAACGAGGTTGGTGTGAACGGCGTCACGCAGGAAGCCTTGCTTGAAATCGTGGCCGACCGGCTGCGCTCGTTTCAGGCTGGCCCATATGCTTGCCGCGAAAACGCTCTGGCGCTGACCAAGATCGAAGAAGCTCAGCATTGGCTTCAGCAGCGCACCTTGCAGCGTATGAGGCGCGGCGTCGAAGGTACGCACAAAATCTAATTCAGCAGCATAGCCAGTGGGCATAGCTGCTGGATCAAGGGGGCGGTCCGGCGAGGCCGCGCAAGGAAGAAGGAACATCGACTGTGGCAAAATCAACCGCAGGCCAGGGCGGAACCCCGGCGACCAAAGGCACAGCGCCTGTCGAACCGAAGGAAGCCACCCAGGCAGCGCCGGAGCATCCGGTGGCAGATGAACCGCCTGCACCGGCTCCGTCACCGGCGCAGGCTACCACCGCAGCCCGCAAAGCGTTCAAACTCGGCCCCGTCGACGCGACGGCAGAGAGGGCGGCGCTCGCGGGTGTTCTTGAGCGACTGGACGAAGCAAGTCTCGAACGGATCGCGGCCATGGAAAAAATGGCCTCGATCATCGCCAAGGCTGAGCGGTTGCTTGCGACCGATGGCCGGATCGCCCCCGCAGTGTATTGCGACGATGTGCTGTTCTACGGGCACGAAAACATCGCGCTCGCGAAACTCACTGGTCAAACCGAAATTGTGAAGGTATACATCCTACCCGAAGATGTCGGCGTGGCTCAGTCGTTTCTCGCGAAACGCCAGCGGCCTGCCCGGCCTCAATCGGAAGGCGATGAAGAACTGTTCTGGCAGGTCATCGCGCACTACGACGCCTCGCCGACGTAATCGGCAGCGGCCTCGCCCGGCCTCACGGGTAGCGGCATGTTCCCGGCCTGATTGGGGACAACAGGATCGCGCACTTCACGCGCAGCGGCCGTCCAGCCTCACCGGACACCTCCGTTTTCTGTTGTTCAATCAGGCAAGGACTTTCCCATGGCAGGAACTTCTTTCACGGCAGCCTCTCCGCAGGCCGTCAAACTGTGGGCGCGCAAGGCGTTCATGGATGCCGTCAAGCCGACCATGTACGGCAAGCTCACCGGCAAGAGCGAAAATTCCATCGTGCAGATCAAGGACGAACTCGGCCGCTCGGAAGGCGACCGCGTGCGTTTCCGCATCAAGGCGCTGCCCACCGGCATCGGTGTGCAGGATGACCAGACCCTCGAAGGCAACGAGGAAGGGCTGGATTACAAGTATTTCGACCTGCACCTCGGCGAGAAGCGCCATGCGTTCAAGGTCGAGCTCAACCTGTCCCAGCACCGCACGATGGCCAATGTCCGCGAGGACATGAAGGCGTCGATCGAGGAATGGGTGCAGGAATATGTCGACACCACGTTCTTCGAGGTCCTGACCGGCTCGGGCCAGGGTTCGTCGACCAGCGTGTCGAAATATCACCCCTCGGGTATGCTCGGCGGCAACTCGCTGCTGGCTCCCTCGGCTGACCGTCTCGTCTATGGCGGCACTGGCGTCACCGCGAAGGCGGGTATTGCTGCTACCGACGTGATGTCGCTGGCGGTGCTGGACAAGATCGCCGAACGCGCGAAGCTCGCTGAGCCGACCATGCGCAAGGCGACCTTCGACGGCAAGAAGGCGTGGGTGGTCATCATGCACCCGTATCAGGTCAATGACCTGCGCGCCTCGACCTCGACCGGCCAGTGGTTCGACATCCAGAAGGCCGCGATGCAGGGCGGCAAGGTGGATGGCAACCCCATCTGGACCGAGAGCCTGGGCATGTACCGCGACATGATCCTGGTCGAGAGCACCCGCATTCCGACGTTCTCGGATTACGGCGCTGGCGGCAACGTGCAGGCCGCGCGCGCTCTGGTCCTCGGCGCTCAGGCCGGTGTCGCTGCCTATGGCAAGGAAACCGACAAGGACGGCCGCATGAAGATCGCGGAAAAGACCTTCGATTACGGGAAGTACCTCGGCAACGCTGTCACCATGATTTGGGGCATCGCCAAGACGCGCTTCTCGGACCAGTCGGATTACGGCGTGTTCGCGGTCGACACCGCAGCCGCTCCGACGAACTAAGGAGCAACCATCATGGCAGTCATCACTTCCATTGCCGTCCCGGCCACCGTCATGCCCCAGCTTGACGTGGGCGTTTATCCGGTTCGCCATGTGTTCAGCATTTCCGCCACGCTCGCCGATAGCGGCGATCTGGTGAAGCTGTTCACGTTCCAGCGCGCCGGCGTGCTGCACCAGGTCAACGGGGCCACCTCGGCGACCCTCGGTGCCAGCGCGACCATCAAGCTGGCCGTCGGCACGGACGGCTCCACCACCGATGTTACCGGCGCGTCGACCGCTGGCTCGGCGCAGAAGATCAACGGCAACACCGTTGGCCCGATCGCGTTCGCAGCCGGTGACAGCCTGTACGGCATCATCGGCGGCGCGGACGTGTCGAGCGCGGCGACCCTCACGGTTGACCTTCTGGTCAGCCATGTGGCGCCGATCAACTACGTCGCATGACCGTAGGCGCGCGGCGTGGCGATCATTTATGGTGAGGGGGCTGATACCCTTTCGTGGACGCAAGCCCGCGACAAGGTAAGATCTGACCTGTGGCGTCCTGGGACTTCGGGTGTTCCCGACGACGTTGCTGATCGCGCGCTGCACGCGGCCTTGCGCCGCCTGGAGACGGAGCGGAAATGGCTCTGGCTTCAGGCGGTGCAAGCTACTCTGACCGCCGACGAACAGACGGACGTGATCGATGCGCCGTCCGATCTGGCTTCGGTTTCGGCACTCGCCTATCTGAACGGCGACATCGGGTTCGATCCCGTCACCATAGCATCGCTGGAGTATACCCGGCAGGAAGCGCGTGGTGGCCAGTTGGGCTATCCGACCTATTTCGCGCTCGCAGGTGGCAAGCTGTACCTCGATAGCTGGGTGCTGGCCGGATCGCAGTTCCATCTCATCTATCAGGCAAAGACGCCTGACAGCATCGCGGCCTGCATCGCCAGCCCGCCGTTCACTCTGACCCATCGGCAGGAGGCGGTAATCGCGGCGGCGTGCCGGCACATCGCGCTCAGCTATCTCAAGAACACCGAGGAAGCCGTGCGGCAGGAGGCTGCATATCAGACCATGCTCGAAGTCTATGAGGCCGAGGAAGATCAGGCCCGCAGCGACGACTATGGCCCCGGCATCCAGCCCGACATGACCTATTACGAAGCCGCGCACGGAAGGGCACGCCATGCCTGATACCACCACCACGAATTACGGCCTGACGAAACCCGAGGTTGGCGCTTCCAGCGACACATGGGGCACTAAGGTCAACACGAACCTCGACACGATCGACACGCAGTTGAAGGCCGTCTCGAACGTCGCGAATGCCGCGCAGACGACGGCCAATGCCGCGCTGCCTGCCACGACTTACACGGCCGCCGACATTCTCACGAAGATCAAGACCGTCGACGGCGCGGGCTCTGGCCTGGACGCCGATACAGTCGATGGTGTGCAGGGTGCCGATTTGCTGCTGGCATCGGCCTATACCGCCGCCGACGTTCGCACAAAGCTGCTCACCGTCGACGGCGCGGGCTCGGGCGTCGACGCGGACCTGCTCGACGGCCAGCAGGGCAGCTATTACGAGAACATCCCCGCGCGCCTCGGCTACACCCCGGCGAACCGCGCGGGCGACACGTTCACCGGCGCCTGCACGTTCACCACGATCACCGCCAGCAGCATCACCGGCACATCGGACGAACGGCTGAAAACCGACATCGCCCCGCTCAACGGCGCGATCTGCCTGCGGGCGCTGGAGGACACGGGCGGCTGGGAATTCACGCTCAACGGTGCGCGGCGCATGGGCGTCATCGCGCAGCGGCTCCGTGAATTTGGCCTGCCCGAGCTGGTCCAGGCCGATCCCGAAACCGGAATGCTGTCGGTGAACTATCTCGACATCGTGGGGCCGATGATCGCCGCGCTCAGCCACCTCGCCGACCGCGTGCGGACGCTGGAGGCAGAACGTGACGCTTCCAAGTAGCGGCCCCATCTCCCTCGCCGATGCGGCTGCCGAATACGGCCTGTCGCTGCCCGTAACCTTGCCCAACAGCTTCTGGGGCAAGCCGGGTATGCCGTCGTCTGGCCCGCTCAGCCTGCCCGGCGATTTCTACGGCAAGAGCAATGTCATTTTTTCGCCCGACGGCGGTACGCTGCTGGCCACGGGCACCACGTTTGCGAGCATCGAACTGACCTGCAATTTCGCCGCTGTGTGGACGTATTCGGGCGGCGGCACGGGCTCTGCCGTCAGCATTGCCTCGGGCGGCTCGGCGGTGACGATCACGTTCCTCCTGAACAACTTTTCGGGCTTTCGCTCGGCATTCTGGACCGTCACCGGCACCGCGCTGGGTGTGACGCGGAATTTCACCGTCAACCTCGAATGCGACACAGGGGGCATCGGCTGATGTTCCAGCAGGTTCCCCTCCAGTTCCGACCGGGCATCTACGCGAACCGCTCCAAGCGTTCGAGCGAGCAGCGGTGGGTGGATGGCGACCTCATCCGGTTCCGCGATGACGTGCCAGCGCAGATGGGCGGGTGGCGCGCGCTGCCGGTGGATGGCGCGACGATCGCGGGCGTCCCGCGCGGCGCGATCGCCTGGCGCCCGAATAGCCAGTCGGGCCGCTTCATGGCGATCGGTACGAACAGCCACGCCTACCTGTTCGACGGTTCGTTCATCTCCGACATTACCCCGTCCGACATGACCGTCGGGCGCAGCGATAGCATTGAGGGCATCGGGTATGGCGCGGGACCGTTCGGCGAGGACGCCTATGGCACGCCACGCACGATCAGCGGCATCACGCTCGTCGCGACGGCATGGTCGTTCGATATGTTCGGCGAAACCGTGCTGGGTGTGCCGACCTCGGACGGGAAGATCCGAGAATTCACCGAAGGCACCGACACGCTGCTGACGACGGTGGCCGGCGCGCCGACCTGCCGCTCGATCGTCGTCTCGCCGGAGCGCCACGTTTTCGCGCTGGGAGCCGATGACAATCCGCGCCTGGTGCAGTGGTCGGACCGCGAGGATTACACGGTATGGGACCCGCTTTCGACGAACCGCGCGGGCGGCTATGAGATGCAGGTGACATCGCCGTTTCAGTGCGGCGCGCGCGTTCGCGGCCTGACCTGTGCGTGGACCGAGAGCGAAATGGTGGTGTTCGAGCCGTCTTTCAACGCGCTCGTCTATTCGCGCCAGACCGTCGACGAAAGCACCGGCGCAGTCGGGCCCGGCGCGGTTGCCGTGATCGCCGAGCAAGCCGGGGCGTCGGCGTTCTGGTTCGGCATCGACGGGTTCTATATGTTCGACGGCATCGTTCGGAAGCTGAATTGCGAGCTTCAGGACTATGTGTTCGGCGACATTAACCTGTCGCAGCGCGCGAAGTTCACCGCAACCACGAACGTCGAATTTCAGGAAATCCGGTTCAGCTACTGCTCGGCGGGCTCGATGGAAATCGACCGCTGCGTCGTGCTGTGTACCCGCAACGGCGCATGGTCGAAGATGAACATCGAGCGGACCATCTGGCTCGATCGCCGGATATTCCGCAAGCCGATCGCGCTCGATGCGTCGGGCGTGATCTACGAACATGAAGTGGGCGAGACGGCCGACGGGCTGGCCATGCAGTCGTTCGTGACCTCGCACCCGCTCACCATCGGCACCGGACAGCAGATGCTCAACCTCGCCGCATTCTGGCCCGACCTCGATCCGGCCAGCGACGGCGCGGCGATGACCGTCATCGGCAAGGACTATCCGGGCGGCCCCGACATTGTGTTCGGGCCTTATTCATTCCTGAAGTCAGCCGAGAAGATCGACCTCGCGGTGAACGTGCGTCAGGCGCAAATCAAGGTCGCGGGCAATGGCGGCTATTGGGAATTGGGCCTGCCGATGATCGACGTGCAGGCTGGGGGAGGACGCGGATGAGAAGCCCCCTCCTTCTGTCGCGCTCGGAAAATCAGGCGCAGGACAATGACCGGAAGTTTCGCGAAGTCGATCGCATCGTGCGCCTCCAGTTGGAGGCCGATGTTGTGTGCCAGGCTGAGCGCCGCCTGATCCTGCAATCGGCGGATGGGCATTACTGGCAAATCCAAGTCGACAATACCGGGCTTCTAGCGACGACCGATCTTGGCACGGATTTCCCGTCGTGACCCCGCGCCTCGATCCCATCCCGCCCAAAGGCATTCACCTCATCTGGCCGATGCTCGAAGGACGGCTCGAACAGCTTATGGCTGAGAGCCACGATCCCGAACCGCTCGGCGTCGTCCACGATGACCTGATGACCGGCAAGGCAACGCTGCTGGCATCCGAAGGCGCGGTGTCGTTCGTGATCTGCCGCATCCTGAGCAACACGGCCGGACTGTGCGACCTCCATGCTTCTTGGGTGTGGCAGGGCATCGCCGGCCGATCCGCCGCAGACTTCATGCCGCAGGTGGCTCGCTGGGCCGCTGTGCACGGCTGTCAGCGCGTCGTGTGGGAAAGCGCGCGCCGGTGGGAGCGCGCCGTTCCCGGCACCACTGTCAGCTATCGTTATTCATATCCGGTCGGGGGTTAAACATGGGCAGCAGCACCAAGACCAAGGAAACGTCGAACAATATCCAGAAGGTCGAGCTTCCCGCGTGGATGACGCAGGCAGGGCAGGACCTTTACAGCAACGCGAAGGCGACGGCCGATCTGAACCCGGTGCAGGCGTATGCGGGCCAGATTGCACCCAACCTTCAGGCGAACCAGGCAGCGGCGGGACAGCAGGCGTCGGCGGGCCAGAACACCGGCCAGCGCGAACAGAATGCAGCGTCGGCGCTCACCGTCGGCGCGGCCGCTGGCGGCGTTCCCGACATTCAGGGCGGCACGTTCGGCAACGAACAGGCCCAGCAGTACATGAACCCGTACATCCAGCAGGTGCAGGAACGCACCGTCATGGACATGCTGAAGAACAACAAGCGCGAGATCGACGGGCTTGGCGATCAGGCAGCAGCGGGCAAGGCATTCGGGGGCACGCGCCATGCCGTGCTGGAGGCTCAGACGCGCGGCAATCAGCAGGAAAACCTGCTGGACTATCTCGCCGGATCGAACGCGCAGGCATACAGCGATGCGCAGGGCCAGTTCGAGCGCGATCGCCAGGCGCGGCTCGGCGCGGAAACCACGAACAACGCCAATCGGCAGGCGATCCTTGATCGGATGCTCGCGGCTGGCGGGCAGATGTCGAACATCGGCGCGACCCGTGCGGGCCTCCAGTCGCAGAGCATCATGGACCTTCTGCGCACGGGCGGGGTGCAGCAGGAAACCGAACGCGACCAGCTTGGCGCGGCGTACAACGAATTCCTCCGGATGCAGGACGCGCCGATGGAGCGTTACCGCGATCTGGCCTCGATACTGTCGGGTGTGCCTCGGAATGTCACGACCACCTCGAACGGCACAGCGACCTCGAAAACGTCGGGCGGGCTGATGAACACGCTGCTGGGCGTGGGGCAGTTGGGTGTCGCAGCTTACGGCGCTGGCATGTTCTCCGACCGCCGCCTGAAGCGCGACATCGTTCGCATCGGCTCGATCGGCGACATCCCGCTCTACGCCTATCGCTACCTGTGGGATCGCGTGCGCCGCATCGGTGTCATGGCCGATGAAGTCCCGGTTCATGCGCTCGGCCCGCGCGTGTTCGGGTTCCAGACCGTCAACTATCAGGCATTGGGAGGCGCGGCATGATCCGGCTCAATCGTCCGTCGGTGTTCAATCAGGGTGGACCGGAGCGCGTCGGCGCGTCGGTGTTCGGCAGCGCAGGCTCCGGCATTGTCGGCGGCGAACCGTCGATGCCCTATTTCGACAAGAACATGGTGATCCAGGGAATGCCCGGCCCCGTGATGAACGCGCAGGCAACCCCTGCCCGCCCGCCGTCGCCTGCCATGGGCGGCTTGATGAACGAAGTCGCCGCCATGCCCGCACCGGCAAGCCCCTCGCCCACTGCGCCGTCGGTGTTCGCGATGCAACCGCAGGATATGCCGATGTCGGATGCGGCGATGCAGACAGGGTTCCTCGGCGCGAGTGTGCCGCAGGTCGCCAAGCCGAAGTCGGTATTCGAGCAGTTCATCAGCTCGCCCGCTGGCATTCAGGCGCTTCTCGCCTCCGCAGGCGCAACCATGCAGGGCGGCCTCGGCGCTGGCATTCAGGCTGGCCTCGGCGCGTACAACCAGTACGGCCAGCAGCAGGCGCAGATGGATGCGCAGAACCGCCGTCTCGATCAGGGCGACCGTGGGCTGGAGATTGACCAGCAGCGGGCCGACATTGACGCCATCGCGACGGACGCGAAGATCAAGAACCTCGCGGTGCAGGCGGGGATCGATGTCGCGAAGCTGCAAGAGGCGATCCGGAAGAACAAGACCGGCGAGGCGCTGGATGCAGCCGAACTGGAGGCGCTTCAGTGGTATCGGCAGAACCAGCTTCAGATCGATCAGCAGCGCAATGCGATCACGATGCGCGGCCAGGACATCGACCTCCAGAAATGGAACACCCCGTCGGCCAGCACCGTGTTCGCGCAGGACCGCACGGACAACCGCTATTTCAATCCGCCTGCCCCGGCAATCACCACCACCACGTCGACCAAGACGAAGAGCGAGGACGGCGCGGAAACCACGACGGCTACCCGCTCGGCGCTTCCCCGCATCACGACGCAGGAGGCTTATGACCGCCTGCCGCGCGGCGCGAAGTACATGGACAGCCAGGGCAATCAGGCGACCAAGCGGTAATGGCCGGTTTCGTCGCCCCGACCTCCGATCTGGAGAGCCGCCCGGCTCGCGGTGGATCGACGCCGCCCGCGCGCCGGTTCGATTTCGTTGCGCCGGAAGCAGACATTGCGCCCACGCCAGCCCCGGCCCCATCGCCCACCGGCCCTTCATGGTTCGATGGCGCGCGGAACCTCGTCGACCGCGCGGGCCTTGCGCTCGGCGTCATCGATCCGGCTGAATATCTCGGGTACAATCCCGACGGCACGCCGCGCACTGCCGCCGATCCGGTGCAGGCTCCGTCGATCAGCGCGCCCGCCCCGCGTTCGTGGACGGACATCATGGGCACGTCGTTCGACCGGGCGCGCTCGATGGCTGGCGAGGGTGAAGTCGGCAACCTGTCGCGCGGTGTCGCCGACGCGCTGAACCTCAACGACGCATTCGATCGCCAGCGGTTCGGTCTGACGCAGCAGGAAGCCGAGGCGAAGCGCGACAAGACGATGGCCGATCGCGTTCGTGCTGAGCGCGACTATTGGGCGCAGCAGGACGCGGCCGATCCCGTGTGGCAGCCGGGCGGTAGCGTGTTTGCCAATGTCGGCCGTGTCGCCGCGCAGATGGGCGGCGATTTGGCTGGCAACATCAATCCGACCTATCTTCTCAGCCCCGGCGCGTCGGCAGGCGCTCGCATCGCGGCGCAGGCTGGCATCTCGGGTGGAATGGACGCGCTGTTGCAGGGCAACGAAATGCGCGAGGGCATCTTGGATCAGTTCGATCCCGCCCGGCTCGCGTTCAACACCGCAGCGGGCGGCCTGTTTCAAGGCGCGGCGGAAATTCCCGGCGCTGTCCGTGCATTCCGCGCGGGCCGCGCCGACGTGCCGACGCCCGACCTCCAGCCTGCCGCGCCTCTCGATGGCATCGCGCCGAACATCATGGACATGCTCGCCGGTCGCGGTGTCACGCCCGAACAGGCCGCCGCGATGTCGCCGGAGTTCCAGGCGCGCGTCGTCGAGCGGCTGGGTGGTGCGCCCGCCGACATGGGAATTCCCACATCACCCTCGCCCGGCCCCGACATCATCGCCGCACCGGAAGGCAACGTCCTCACCTCCGACCTCGGCGCAATCGCTGGCCTGACGCGCAGCCGCGCGGTCATGGACGAAATTCTCGGCCGCGCTCAGGAACGCGCCGCCGACAATCCGACGCTGGCCGCGATCCTTGAAACGAACGCGCGCACCCAGCAGCAGGTCGCGTCGATTTGGGACCGCCTCGCCGAAGTCGACGCGATGGGCCAGCGCGAACCGTTCCCGATTGCCGATGTGACGCAAACGCCCATGCCGGAGCCCGGCCGCCTGCCTGATCCGAAGGCAGTCGGCCAGACGCCGAGCCGGACGTTCGAGCGGATGATTGGCGCGGAAAGCGGTGGCCGTCAGAAGGATGCGCAGGGCCGCACGATCAAGTCGCCCGTCGGCGCTACCGGCATCGCCCAGGTCATGCCCGCGACCGGCCCCGAAGCTGCGAAGCTGGCCGGACTGGAATGGGACCCCGCGCGGTTTGAGAATGACGCGGCGTATAACCGCTCGCTCGGCCAGGCGTATTACAAGGAAATGCTGCGCCAGTTTGGCGGCGACAATACGAAGGCGGTCGCGGCCTATAACGCTGGCCCGGGCCGCATCCGTGAGGCTGTTCGGGAGCACGGCGCGCAGTGGGCCGACCATATCCCCGGCGAAACGAAGGACTATCTGCGCAAGGTCCTCGGCAACGATCCGCTGCCGCCCGCGACCGATGCCGCGCCACCCTTCCTGACCGCCGACGATGGCACGCCGGAAATGACCCGTCGCCGCAACGAGGATGACGGGCTTGAGGCTATCGGACAGCGCCCTGCTGATTTCGAGGATCTGAACGCCCAGCCCAGCCCGACCCGTCGGCAGATGGAAACCGGCGACATCTTCGAGACGCAGACCGGCCAGTTTGGCCCGCAGACGCGCGGCGCACAGCCTTATGAGGCTCCGATGGGCACGGGTTCGTCCGCGCGCCCGTTCCGCCCCGTTGGCGACGATCCGGCTGGAAATGCCGGGTTTTGGGAACAGCGCGCCCGGATGCAGGCCGACGAACTGCGCGCGGCCTATGAGGAAGCCCTTCGTGGCGGAGAGAGGATGGGCCGCGAGCGCCAGGCAGGCGCAGGCCCGGCCGATCGATACTCGGCCTATGACCAGAAGCCAGCGCAGGGCGAGGACGGCTTCTGGCGGTTTACGGACGATGGCTTTGTGGCGGGCGCGAAAGGACAGCCGGTGGCGTTCCGCAACGCGAAGGACGCTGCCAAGTGGGCAGCCGCGAACAAGATGGGAGGTGATCTCGAACCCGTTGTGTGGAAGTCGAACAGCACCCGCATTGTTCTGCGTCGTCGCGATGGTTCGACCTATGGCACAGCACAGCCGACCGGCCCGGCTGAACCGGCTGCTGGGCGCTCCACGGATACCAGTCAGCGCGCACTGACTGGCCCTGAGGAACCGAACCAGCCCGGCTTTGACCTCCCGCCCGGTGGCAGCACTCCGCCACCGGGCCCCTCTGCGCCGTCGGCCCCGTTCCGAGGCGGCGGCGGCAATGCAGCCACGCCCGAGGCAAGACCGCCCCGCGAGCGCGTCACCACCGACACCGGCACCGAAATCGACACCGAGTTTCAGGTCGTCGAGGCGCGCGACCTCATCACGTCGTCCGATGCCGGGTTCGACCAGCGTTTCCAGCCACGCGATCGTTCCGGCCGTTCGTCGTCGGACGCGCAGATTGCGGACATCGCTTCCCGGCTCGATCCCGCGCAGCTTGGCCGCGCGCGCCTTGCCAGTCAGGGCGCACCGATCATCGGCCCCGACCGCATGGTGGAAAGCGGCAACGGTCGCGCGTCGGCCATCCGCCGCGCCTATGACATGCACCCGGAGCGCGCCGCCGAATATCGCCGGATGATCGACGATATGGGCTTCGACACGGCGGGGATGGAGCAGCCCGTTCTGGTCCGCAAGCGCCTGACCGAGATGGACGACACCGCGCGCGCGGCATTCACCCGCGATGCCCAGGGCGGCGGCACCATGAGGATGTCGCCGACGGAGCAGGCCGGCGCAGACGCGAAGGCACTCACCCGCGACACGATGAAGCTCTATCGCGGCGGCGACGTTTCCAGCGCGGGCAATCGCGATTTCGTGCGCTCCTACATGGAGAACGTCGTTTCGCCGAACGAACGCAATGCGCTCCAGATGGCCGACGGCACGCTGTCGAAGGCTGGCTCTGACCGCATCCGCGCGGCGCTGACGGCAAAGGCTTATGGCGATCCCCGGTTCGTCGAGAAGCTGCTGGTCGACGAGAACACCGAAATCAAGGCCATCGGCAACGTCCTGACCGATCTGGCGCCGGGCTTCTCGCGCCTGAAGGACCGCATCGACGAGGGCGAATTGCCAGCCGCGTTCGACATCACTCCGCAGATTGTCGAGATTTCCCGCCTCATCGCCCGCACCCGCGCTGAAGGTCGGCCGATTTCCGATTTCCTCGACCAGACGGACATTTTCGCAGGCGACATCGACCCGATCACTGAGGCGCTGGCTGGCGTGATGCTGAAGGGTGAAGGGCTGTCCACCGCGCGCTCGGCGAAGGACATGGCCGACGGGCTCAATTTCTACCTCCGCGATGTCGATGCGAGCGGCGCAGACCTGTTCGGCGGCGATCTGCGCGACCGGGCAACATCGATCGTCCAGGCGGCGCGCGAGATGCTAGTGGCGCGCGATCTGGCGAAGGGACAGCAGCCCGGCGACCTGTTCGGCGGCTCGCAGCGTGCGGCGCGTCTCGGCACCGGCCCCGTCACGATCGACACCACGCGCCGCCTCGCTGACGATCTGCGCGCCGTCTCCGGCGACGATGCCCCCCTCGCCCGCCTGCTGGCTGATCTGGTCGGCGATGACGCGACGGTGCGCTATGGTCGCGAAGGGATGCAGAACCGCTATGCCGTCGGCGAAGCGGACATTGGCACCGGGCGCGCGTTCGTTCGCGATGCTGGCGACACGGAGACGCTGCTGCACGAAGCCATCCATATCGCGGCGATGGGCCGCTATGGGTTCGAGTTCAACGCGCTCAAGCCCGGCGATGCTGCCAGCAACCCGGCGCGCGCGGTGCTGGACCTGTTCAACGAGGCGCGCGGGAAGCTGGGTCGCACTGCGCCGTTCGAGGTGAAGTACGCGCTCACCACGCCCGATGAATTCCTCGCAATGTCGCTGACCAACAAGCCGTTCCAGCAGTGGCTCGAAAAGGGCACGCTCTGGAACCGCGTAGTCGATGCGGTTCGTCGCCTGCTGGGCATGGAACCGAAATGGACGCCGATGCTCGACCGGGCGATGAGGGTCAGCCGCGATGTGCTGGAGGCGGCTGGTAGCGATCCGATGCGTCGGCGTGTGCGGGCGGTGGAAAGCCGCCCCGCCAACCTCCGCAAGCCCTCCATCCTCGACCGCGTGTTCGACCGCGACGAAATGGACATGACCGCCGATGGGCTCCGTCGCGCAGTCGGCGATCCGAAGGCGGCCGTCCGGTCGATCTTCAAGGACCCCAAGGATTTCGCCACGCTTGTCGCATTCTCGAACGACGCGCGCATTCGGGGCATCGGCTCGCGGTTCGGCGGCAAGGTCGCGGAACTGGCGAACCAGATGGCCGACCATTTCCATGCACGCTCCGGCGAGGCAGACGGCGCACAGCGGACCTATCACGAAGCGGTCAAGCGGCGCTCGGCGGTGCAGCTCACCCAGGCGCTCGAAGCCCTTGATCCGTTCCTGCGCGATCAGGCGGCGCAGAACCGCATCCGGTCGCTGTTGGCCAATCCGAAGAAGGCTGTCTCCGCAACCGCTGGCGAGCGCGAGGCGGCGGGCAAACTGCGCGATCTGCTGAAGGACGAAATCGCCTATCGCAAGGCGGCTGGCGAGGACATCGGCGAGGTGTCCGATGGCTATTTCCCGCGCATCATCGATGTCGAAAAGACCGTGAAGGGCCGGGAGAAGTTTCTCCAGAAGGCCGTCGAGCTCTATCGCCGCCACGGTGCCGACGATCCGCGCGCATCAGCCGAAGCATGGTTCGATCACATCTTCGACACCTATGCCGGTATCGATGGCGGCATCGGGTTCTCGCGGTCCTCGGGCGATCAGGGCATGGGCTCGTCGTCGGCGAAGTCGCGCGAATTCGGCAAGGCTGCCGACGAACTGCTGGCCGAATTCTATGTCGACGATGTGCCCGGCACGATGGCAGCCTATTTCAACGGCTCTGCGCGCCGGGCCGAGTATGCGCGCCGGTTCGGCATGAAGGGCGAGCAGGGCAGTCCTGAGCGCAAGGCATGGGAACGCGAGCACGACGGCAAGACCCAGCTTCAGGTGTGGGAAGATGAGATGCGCGCGGCTCTGCGCGATGCTGACGGCGATCCCGAAGGCGCGATGGGCGTCATCGACACGGCGTTCAAGTCGAACCTCGGTCGCCTTGGATCGATCGGCGCGCGCGGCTCGGCATGGCTCTCCGGCCTGCACGCATGGAACCAGGTCGGCAAGCTCGACCTGACCACTGTTACCTCGCTGACCGAACTGGCGGCCGGGTTCGTTCGTGGCGGACCGCGCTACGGTTTCCATTTTGCCGCGAAGTCGCTCTCGGAATTCGGCCGATTGGTGCGCGGCGCGAAAGACAAGTCGGACGCGGAACGATGGGCCGATGCGGTGGGCGTCGGCACGAACAGCATGGTCAACCAGATGCTTATGTCGCGCGCCGGCATGGAGGGCATGAACCAGTCGACGCAGCGGCTCATGGCGAAATTCTACAAGGCCATCGGTTTGCACCAGTACACGGAAGGCACGCGCATTGCCGCGGTCGATATGGGGCGCCGGTTCATCGACACGCTCGTCGGCGATCTGTCGTCGAAAGACGCGCGCACGAAATCGCGGGCTGGCCGGTATCTGGCTGAGCTCGGCATCAAGGACACCAAGGCGTTCGCCGATTGGGTGGCGAAGGGCGGCGCGACGATCAATGCTGTCCGCGCCGACAAGGACCCGATGGCGCAGGCATATGGCACGGCGCTGATGCGGTTTGTGAACCAGACGATCATGTCGCCCGATCGCGCGGTGAAGCCTGCCTATGCGAACCACCCTGTCGGCTCGCTGTTCTACTCGCTGATGTCGTTCAGCTTCGGCTTCAAGAAGAACGTCCTCGACCGTGCATTCCGCACCGGGCGCGCGGCGATCAAGAACGGCGATCCTGTCATGCTCGCCCCGGCTGCTGGCCTGGCGATCCTCGCGCTGTGGACCGATATTGTCGACAAGCAGGTTCGCGGACGGCTGCGCGGCAATACCGAGAAGTTCGAGAAGGAGGACGCCATCGCGACCACGATGCGCGTCCTCGACCGCTCGGGCATGACCGGCGTGCTGTCGCCGCTGGTAAATGCCGTGCAGGGCGTGCGCTACAATCGCGACCTGCCGACCTCGCTTGCGGGACCGATCATCGGCGACATCGCGGACAAGACGCAGAAGATCGCGATCGATCCGATCGTGAAGAATTCCGAGAACACGAACACCACGGAGCGCGCCCAGGCTCTCGCGATCTACGACGCGCTGATTGAGCCTGCCATGGACGCGACCGGCGCACGCTATCTGCGCGGCGCTGCGGCAACGGCGGGTATTCTGGCTACCGGAAATCGCGAAGGTGGGGTATTACCGGGCGACCGTGATGCGTTCGTCGATGCTATGGCGGGGGAAAAGGAACAATGAAGGGCTATCAGGAATGGCTGATTGACGACGCGGGCAACAAGCGCACCAACGTCACAGTCGAAGTTCGGGTCGCGAACAGCACGCCGGGGGCGGGTGCGAAGGCGACGATTTTTTCGAACGCAGCCGGCGCGGCAAAGGCCAATCCGTTCACGAACCTTGCCGACGGCAGCTATTCGTTCTTCGCCAATGACGGCCGATACGATGTGGTCCTGAACCCCGGCACGGTCGACCAGAAGATCATCCCTGCTGTCGAAGTCGTCGACGGGCTTGATCTGTCGCAGCGTTCGGTCCGCGTCCAGCCAGGCGAAACCGCCGTCACGATCCCCGCGCTCGCCGATCGCACCGGCGACGAGGACACTGTGATGGTGTTCGACAAGGACACCGGCGCTGCGAAGGCGCTGCCGGTCGGATCGTTCCCGCCTGGCCCGATTGGGCCTCCGGGGACGAACAACACCGTCGAGACGCTGGAGGCATTGGCTGCGCTCGATGTCGAGCTGGTGTCGGCGATTGCAGCCGGAGCACCGTTCATCTGGAAAACGGGCGACTATTCCGCGCTGGTGGATGGCGTCGATTATGTGCAGTCGGACGATGTGGCTGCGACGACGGGCGCGTGGGTGCGGCTGGGGCAGGAGGATCTTCGGAAACTCGGCACGTTCTCCGGGTCGACGATCGCCGACAATCAGACGCCGAAGCAGGCGATGCAGGCGCTTGAGACGGCGGTGGAGACGAAGGCGACGGCGGCGGCCCTCGGTGTTGCTGCCGACGATGAGGATATGGGGGAGTTCGAGAACTCACTGATCGACAATAACGTCGACGCCAAGGCGGCGCTTGAAAGCATCGGGACGAACCTTGCGGCTGCGACCGGCTCTAGCTTTGTTGGGTTTAAGCAGACAGGAACAGATACAACCACCCGCACGGCGGACCAAAAGCTCAAAGACTTTGTGAACGTCGCTGATTACCTGCCTGCTGGCTATGTGACAGATGGTAGCGTTGATTACACGACGCAAATCCAGAAGTGCATCAACGACCACAAGTACGTTCAATTTCCCGCCGGGACTTTTCGGCACAGCCGCCTAATTCTCAAGTATGAGGGGCAGGTTATAGCAGGCATGGGCATGGGCTATGCCACTGTGCTTTATTGCCCGTCTGGATATGGCTTCACCAATTTTTCTGGCGATGATGACGATCCCATTGGCTCTGACTGGGTGGGCAACCCTACGTTTCGGGACATTGTGCTTCGTGGCGGGTTCACACACACTGACGACTTTAGTGCGCCAGCCAACAGCTGGGCATTTGCCTCTGGACGCAGCAAGACCCTGACCACAAGCAACATCAACGCTGCAATCCGTCTAAAGCGGTGCTTCCCCTACCAGCTGCAAGACATAATCGTGGAAAACTTTCATCGCGGCGTCTACCTCAGTGCGGGTGCTCTGGCCCGCTACGACCGCTTTCTTTTCAGCGATTGCGAGATCGGGATCTACGGGGAAAATGGCACCGTCTGGGGCGATGGCGCATGGCAGGTAACCACACACAGGTGGTCTAACGGGCGCTTTAAGAACGTCTGGTTCGGCATCAACGGCACAGACTTTGTTCAGTGCAACGTTGACAAGAAAACCGTTGATTTCGAGCCCTGCAACACTGGCATCGCTATCACCAATGGCGGTGACAATGTCTGGTCAGGCTATTTTGAACTCTGCTACGAAGGCATCTACCGGAATGGCTCTTTCATGGGTCATGATGTTGTTGAAGATGCGTTTTTTGCGGGAGAACCTGGCGCTTTTTGGGGGAATGGCCGGTCCATCCTCATGGATAGCGGCATTGGTGCCAACGGCAAGCTGACAATCCGCGACGGTCAACGCAGACCCGGCGGCGGTGGTTTCGAGGTTCTGGCTGGCAAACTCTATCGCAGCGAGTTTTGTAGCAAGACCCTGCTTTTCGCCACGGCAACCACACCAGCCGGTGGCTATACCCCCACAAATCTCGGCTGGGTGTTTGCCTCCGGCTATGATGATTGCGGTGTCTTTGACGTTGCCGATCCTGAAGTGCTGACCATCCCGGCGTGGCTGAACGGCGCGACAATCAAGATCACGGTTTCGCTTAGGGTCAATGGGGACGCGACTGCGAACGATGTCCAGATCGACACGCTACTGAACGGCGGTGCGTTTGCTGGCATGGGGCAGTGGGCCGAAGTCTTTGAGTTCGGCCGCACCATTCAGTTCTCTACGGGACCGATCAAGGTCGTTGAAGGCGATGAGTTTAGCGTCAATGTCCTGATGAACCTGTCGCGCACGATCGCATCCGGCAACAACAGCTGGATCATGTTCGAGGTGATTGGCTAAGTTATGCCCGCCGTCAGCGCCTCGAAATATCTGGTCAACGCGGGCTGGGACGACGTGCCCCATCTCGACAAGCAGACCAAGGACGAGCTGCTCGCCGCAACCCCGCCGTATCTCCGCGATGCGCGCAGCAAAGGTATTCCCTCGCTCGGCTCAGGCGCGATCTACCCGATCGAGGAATCCTTCATCAAGGTCGAGCCCTTCCCGCTGCCTGCGCACTGGCCGCGCTGCTACGGCATGGACGTCGGCTGGAATCGCACCGCTGTGCCCTGGCTGGCGCATGATCGCGACCAGGACGTCGTCTACATCTATGCCGAGCATTATCGCGGCCAGGCCGAGCCCTCGACGCACGCCAGCGCCATCCGCGCGCGCGGTGACTGGATCCCGGGCGTTATTGATCCCGCAGCGCATGGCCGCAGCCAGAAGGACGGCGAGCAGCTGATCGCGACCTATTCGGGGCTGGGGCTCAACATCGTCGGCGCCAACAACAGCGTTGAGGCTGGTATCCTCGAGGTGTTCGAGCGGCTGTCTACCGGGCGGCTCAAGATATTCTCAACCTGCATCAACTGGTTCGCGGAGTACCGGCTTTACCGCCGCGACGAGCGCGGCCACATCGTCAAGAAGAACGATCACCTCATGGACGGCACGCGCTACGCGATCGTGTCCGGCCTGAAACGCGCCATCTGCCGCCCGATCCAGCGCATTGGGCAGGAGCAAGGCGCGCGCACCGTTGCAGATCGAATTGGGGGATATTGACCATGGCGTCACGGCCAACCAGCATGCGCAGCCAGGTGACGCCCATGTCCCCTGCCCCACCCCCGTCAGAGGCACGCCACCCGCTTGTGGCCGACCCGTTCGACGAGGCGATCAACGGTGGCGAGCAGCGCACCGACGAAGAGCGTATGGAAGAGCTGCAGAAGGGCGTCTCATCCGTCATCGATCATCTGACCAGCATGGTCACTGACCGCATCAGCAAGCGCGCCAACATCGAGAG